TATGACCATCACTCACGACACAGAACCCAAATCATTCGCGAACGGCAGGCTTGCGCAAGAAATGCAGGACTTCGCAAGCGTGAAGTGGTATCGCGATAAACCCGCCGAGCCTCCGCCTTTGTCATTCCCTGAAATTCATTCCCGTCTAAAATATATCCAAGAACAGCTTAACTACGGACGATGGAGCATTGACTACATCGCGGCGCAAAGACATTTCCAGGAAGTTGAGAATAAGTTGCACGAATTGGTTGAGCGTGTGAAATGAGTAACGATAACGAACAGACCATAAAAAGTATGATCTCGGTTATTATGGAAATGGCCGACGCCACTACAGATAGAGGTTTAAAAAGATATTTGTTCAACGCAATTGATCATCTTGGCGCAGCGCAGCTTTATATTTTGCAATATGATGAAGCATTGGATTTGAGAGAATTTTGGGCAAAACATCAGTATAACGAAAAACTGTAATGATATACGGATCAAATAAAACTGAAAATGGCTTGGCAGAAGAGATAACGTGGTCGATTAGGGAGAGAGTGAAATGAAACTCCGTTTAATCCGCTACCTACTTCGCACGGGCAAGTATTTTAAGATGCCTGAGCTAATGATGTCGCGATATGCACGCTATATTTGGTCGAATGAAGATCCGAATTGATTAAATACATAACTGGCTAAATGGCAAAGACAAACAAGACAAGCAAACGAGCCGTTGCTGCAATCGAAAACCGCGACAAGGCTTTTCAATATCGTAAGCTTGGATATTCCTACAGCCGTATTGCAAAAGTACTCAGCGTAACTCCGGCAGCGGTTTATTTCATGGTACGCGACAAGCTTCAAGAGCTAAATGCAAGCCTGCTTGAGAATGCCAAAGAAGTTTTTAGCATGGAGTTGGAAAGACTTGATAGTATTTTGATCCCGGCATTGCGCAAGGCCAAAAAGGGTGACATGCTTGCGCTTGATCGAGTTTTAAAAATTATGGATCGGCGAGCGCGTTACTTAGGTTTGGACGCACCAAAAGAATATAGAGTCTATGACGGCGACAAAGTTGCAGAAGAACTCTCAGCTCTTGCCAGAGAGCAAGGACTTGGGGATAACGCTTCAATATCTCTCATCATTGCCGCTGCAAAACTTGCGGGAGATAGGACTAAAAACTATTCAGCAATTAGCCCAGGAGAAAAGCCGAACTGAAGGTGCGGTTTTTTCTCAGCGATATAAGGAATTTCAGCGAACGTACTTTGACAATCCCGTAGCCTTTGCGCATGACTGCATCAAGTGGCGTGAAGGGCAAAGGCTCACCGAATACCAGGAAGAGATACTTTCAAGCATAGGACTTGGCAGATTTTCGGTGAGAGGCCCGCATGGCCTCGGCAAGACGGCGCTCGCTGCAATCGCCGTCCATTGGTTCGCACTTACGCGAGACGGACTTGACTGGAAATGCCCAACGACGGCAAGCGCTTGGCGGCAACTGCAAAAGTATCTCTGGCCGGAAGTACACAAGTGGTCGAGGCTGTTGAAGTGGGACAAAATCGGGCGCGAGTCTTATGACTTGCGCCTTGAACTTCAAACGTTATCTCTCAAGCTGAATACCGGAGAAGCGTTTGCGGTTGCGAGTGATGTTCCTGAGATGATAGAGGGCGCGCATGCGGATCATCTGTTTTACCTTTTCGATGAGAGTAAGTCAATACCGATTGCCACTTGGGATGCAGCCGAGGGCGCATTCTCAGGAGCCGGAAAAGATACTGCAAACAAGGCTTATGCGCTTGCGATAAGCACGCCAGGCGAACCAGCCGGCAGATTTTACGAGATTCATCAACGTAAGCATGGCCTCGAAGATTGGAAAGTCCGGCATGTAACGCTCGATGAAGCGATGGAGGCCGGGCGCATTTCGCAGGAATGGGCAGCGCAACGAAAAAAGCTGTGGGGTGAGAAAAGCGCGATGTATCAAAATAGAGTGCTGGGTGAGTTTGCCGTGCAAGATGAATATGGAATCGTCCCGCTGGCATGGTTAGAAGCGGCGAACGAACGTTGGTATGCCTGGCGCGAAAGTGGACACGGCGGGAAATTGGTTGCAGTTGGAGCGGATATTGCAGCGGGTGGAGCGAATAAGACAGTATTCGCGCCGGTGCTAAAAGTTGATAACGGAATCTGCAAATACGCAGTTGATGAACTTGAAGAGTTTGATCATCAAGGCGAAAAAGAAACGGCGACCATGAGCACGGCGGGCAGGTTGCTTGTTAAAATAGGAAGTGAAGCTAAAGCTATAGTGGACGCGGACGGTGTCGGTGTCGGCGTTGCGCATAGATTAAAAGAGCAAGATAAAAACGTTGTCGCGTTTCATGGCGGAGAAAAGACTGCTCGCACGGATAGAAGCGGCGAGTTGCGATATAAAAACAAAGTGAGTGCTGCATGGCATGGAATCCGTGAAATACTTTCCCCGGATTCCAATACGTTGGTTGCCTTGCCGCCACATGACGGATTGACTTCAGATTTGACCACAAGACACTTTACAATCAAAAGCGACGGCGTGATTGAAGTTGAGCCAAAGGAAAAAATGAAAGAGCGCTTGCAAATAGAGTCCACTTACTCGCCGGATTATGGCGATGCCGTTGCAATGGCCTTATTTGAAATGTTTACACCGCCGGCGCTTGGAATCTCAGCAATCCCCCCAAAAGATGCCTACGTGAAAAACAGGTTTGGGCGATACCATGCCAGCAAAAAAGAAAACACCTAAAAAGCAAGTCAATCCCGCAACCGCACGAATAACGGAAAACATTTATTCAGGCGTGGACGGCGACGAAGATTTGCTATATCGTTCTATTTATGGTTCTTCATCGAATGATATTTCTCCGTACACTCGCGAGAACATCGTCAAGATTAGCCGTGAATTTTGGGAGCGTGACGGCTTGCCGGCCAAGATGGTTGAGATGCCGCGCAAGGCAATCAATCACGGCGGCGTAACGATTGAAGCGAACGACGAACGAATCCAAGCGGTGATTGATGAGTTTTGGGAGACGGGCGCGCAACCATTTAAGGAAATGTTGCTTGGAGAGAACGGGGCAAGCTTGCTTACGTCAGCTTATGTCAATGGCGAATTAACAATCCCGTTTGCCGTGCGGCCATTTGGATATTTAGAGTTTTTCTTTGTTGATACGCTCAACATCGAAAGCATTACGCGCGATCCCTCCAATGCCTTGAATTGGGGCAAGGTGATTCTAAAAAAGAATCCCGCTACCAATGAACAACAGATTTTTGATATTTTCAGGAAAACAATCGACGGCAATTATATTGGAAACTGTTTCCACTTCACGCCCTTTCTGCCGCCCAATGGCTTGCGTGGCCGGAGTTATTTCCAGCGTTATTTGACGATGTTAGATTTGTATATGCAGTTTATAGGGAATGAAGTTGAGCGGGCGGTATTGCTGAAAAGTTTTGTACAGCATTGGAAGCTTGAAGGAGCGGACGCTAAGACATTGCAGGACTTTTCGAATGCCAATTTCCCCGGCGGCAAACCTGCTAATCCAGGCCAAAATATTATAACGAATGAAAAAGTGTCCGCCGAGGTGATGACACCTTCTCTTAATGCGCAAGACTCAAGCAACATGGTCGAAATGATAAAGCTTGCCGTAGTTGGACCGGCGGGCTGGCCAATATTTGCTTATGGCGGCGGTGGCAATGTCAACAACACGGTGAGCCGTGAAATGATGACATTTGCCATGTGGGAAATTTCAGACGTGCAGGCATTTGTCAAGCAAGTGATTTCCCATCCGATCTACGTAGCAATTAAAGAAGCTGTACGCGCTGGCCGCATGACAAAAGAAGGCAAGCTAACGCCGGACGTTGATACGGAATTTAAGGTAAAGTTCGGCAATCCTTTCCCGCGTGATAGCGTGCAATCGAGCGCAGCAGCCATGCAAATGATAAACGTTGCGATTATGGCGCGTGACAATGAACTTTGCGGAACTCAAACCGCACGCCGCATTTTCGTGCAAGCAGCGCAGGAATTGAATGTCGAAGTAGCGGAAGCGGAACTTGAGGACGAAGTCGAAAAAGATGAAATGGAAGAGCCTGAGCTTGACGAAAAGGGCGAATTGATGATTGATGATTTGATTGATGCGCCTGAAGGTGAAAAGCCAAACATGGCCGAGCGCGATAAAGAATCAAAGCGAAGCCGCAAGCGCATGGTTTCGAAGGTCTACACCAAAGAAGCGGCGCGACGGTTAAAAGTGAAGTGGGATGGGTTGAATGGCAATGGCAAGCATTAAAGAAGCCCGCATAGATCAAGGCCAATTTCGCCGTAAGATAAACGCGATACTCAGAGGCCTTGATAAAAATGAATCCGAGCGACTGCGGGATGCCTTGCGATATTTGAAGGAAACACGCCGCGAGATCATTGACAACTTGCTAAGGTCTGAAGGATTCGAAGAAATCCATTTGCAGCGCATGATCAACGAAGTCAATGTATCTCTAAGAGAGTTTGAGTTGAAGTTTCAGCGAAGTTTGTTGGGCGGCGTTCGAAGCGCTTATGAGGGCGGGATTGAGTTAATCCGCGCACCATTGATTGGAAGCGGCATAAAAGAAGTTCCGCTGTTTGTCGATGAAGGGTTGCTGAGATTTTCGCTGCAATACTCAGCCGAACAGGTACAGGGACTAACGCAGGTAACGCGCCGTAGGCTTGATAATATTCTAAGGCAAGGCTTGATAGGCCAGCGAACGCCATATGAAATGATGGTAGATGTTCGGAGAGAGTTGGGCAACAAGACGGCATACGAGGCCGAGCGCATTGTTAGAACTGAAGTCAATCGCGCTCTGAATCTCACGGAGCAGAGATATACAAAGCAAATCAAAGAAGAAATACCGGGCTTGCGCAAGTATTGGCTACATGAAGACGACGCCAGGGTGAGGCCGAGCCATGCCGCAGTAGGGCGACGGACAAATCCGGATTATGGCGGAACGCCGATAGATGTAGAAAAGCAATTCAGTGTCGGTGGATATAAAGCGGACGGGCCTCACGATGTGAGCCTGCCGCCTGAAGAGTCAATCAACTGTCGATGTGTTCAAATATTGGTAACGGGAGCATAACATGCCAGCAGTAACCGCAGCAGCAGCGAAAAGACAACAGCGAGAACGAGCCGAAAACTTGAAGGCTCTTATCACCGGCGCGCAGCAGGAAGGACAAAAGCGCGGACGCGGAAGACCGCCAAAAAAGCAAGCAAAAATACGTACCATCAACGAAATGCCGCAGCAAGTTCTCAAGCAGCCATTGCGAAAAGAATTGCCCGCGGATATTGTAGCGAAGTTTGCGAATGCTATTGATGAGATATTCCCAGGCCTTAGATTTAATCGTGAAGGTTCCAAAGAATATCCGTTCGATCACTTTTATGAATTGAAAACTCACAAGTTTGCCCCAGGCTGGCCGGTGATGGTTACGTCGAGCGGTGACAAGTATTGGCTTTCACCGGAAGGGGAATTGATTGCGAGTCAGCATAACCGGCAATGTAAGGAAAAATTGGAATAGAGTTATGAGAGAAATATTTATTGATGGTAAGCTTGTACCAGAATCGGAACTTGATCCAGCAAAACATACTTATATCGGGCAATTTAGGCCGCCGTATAAATTTGCTGGTGGTGGATATGTCTTGTGTAATTGTGGCCATACGCTTCAAACATTGGATGAGGTATTCCATCATTATCAATCAGGGCATTGGGATTCTGCACAATATAAAACTATAGGCACATGAGTAACGATCACGAACTGCAACAGTATTCCCGCTGGCTTTTACGCATGGCGCACTTGAATCAAGGCACATGGGCGCAATATACCGGACGCCTTGAATTTCGCTTCGAGTTTTTTCAAGGTCAAATACGCGATGCCAAGCTATTGCACGGCGAACAGGCCTTGCCGTTGCGGGAATCGGTGAAATCGCAACATCAGAGTAATACGTGAAATTACAAAAATCTTGACTTTAGCCGAAATATTTTTATAATCACTTGCACATGAAATAGTATCGTCTAAAATACGCTTATAACATCGTGCGGATAAGCCCTTGTCGGGACTTTAAAAGAGTCTCGGCAAGGGCTTTTTTATTTTACGGAGTGACCAAATGCCAATATTTGAAAAAGACGGAAAGTTCTGCATCAAATACGAAGATCGTGATCCGGTCTGCTTTGATACCAAAGAAGAAGCCGAGAAGGCGATGGCGGCGCAGCATGCAAATACAAAAGAGTCGCTGCAATTCTCTGGTTTTCTGCTTGAATCAGAACCGCAAGGCAAAGAGCTTGAGGTCGTTCTGATCGAAGCGGGATTTTCTGCCAACCG